AGGAACCGTCATTTTCATTTCCCCTGTTCCTCCTGAAAAATAAAGCTCAAACTCCCCCTTATATCTTCCTGGATTAGAAGTGTCTAACTGATTCCAATTATATTGTATAATACCTTTACATCTGTCTATTATTTGCGCATCATTTCCTGCAATAACTACATTACCACAATCATCAGCCATATAAAAGGTTGATGCGGTTAAAGCCGACAAATTAAATGGAAGGGGCTGGTCAAGATTTCCCTTTGTCATTAACATGATTTGTAGAGATGGCAAAGTGTCATTTGCTTTTATGTAAAATACTTGATTATTGCTATACATTATACTTTTCAAATAAATAGCTTTTAAAATTAAAAACTATGAATTTTGAGGAAGTATTTGTACAAATATAGGTTGCTGCATTGTTTGGAATAAAAGAGGAGTCTCTTGAACTTCTATAAAAACTTGATTTGAAAATTTTGCATCAAGCTTAAACCTGAAATAATTGATTATATTTTTTATTGGCGCAGAAGGGCTATATTGTATTGTCCAATGCAATTGATATATAACATCAGCATTATATTTATCAGCATCAATGTTTACATAATATATTCCCTGGATATATAAATTTGCACTTAATTCCTCTATTAAATTAACTCCGCTTTCATCATAAGTAGAAGCAGATATTGAAGAAGGCGTTATTAATTCATAATCAACTCCATTAGTTATTTTATATATTGACTTGTAAAGACTTAGATGTGCCATTTGATATAAATAGAAAAAAAAAGGAACCTTTCGGCTCCTTTTATATTTGTTGTTTTTAAAAATTAAGCAACCAATATACAACGGTCAGGTTGTATTGTAATAGATGCATAAGTTAATTCATCAGAACCATAATCATAGTCATCAAAAGATGCAGTAACAATTTGACATCCTAACAATTGCCATCTTTCAATTGCAATACCAGTTGGGTCAAGAGCGAATAAGTCAAGATTTTTCTTATAACCTACTGCATAACCCATTCTGCCAGTTGTAGATTCAGCGTGAAGACGAACCCACTCCATAACTTTTTGACTTGAAGAAGGTCCTATAACATCAAGAAATTTAATATCAATAGTTCCCCACTTATAACGACCAGATACGAATGTACTTGTATTCATATATGGAATTTCTACGTTTCCAATGTCTATTTTTGGTTTACCTGAAGTTTGAACAAGGTAAGATTCAATACCTAACTCAGTTGGAAATTGCAATTCAAATCTGTGTTTTTTCTTTGGTTCCTGTTCAATTGGAACTGTTCTGTACATTATTGCCATAATTATTCTTTTTAATTTAAATAAGGTCAAAAAAAAATATACAATGTTTTTTTTTATTTTTCGATAAAAAAATTATATTTGCTGAATATTTATAAGAAAACAACTATTTAAGTTATGGGTAGAAAAAAAAATAATTATACAAAAAAATGTATCACTTGCGAAAAAGAATTCAACCCTGGAAAACACAAGGGGAAATTAAATTGCTCGACAGAGTGTTTTAAAATTTATAGTGAAAAAACAAAAGATTCAAGAATGGCAGCTACTTTTAAAGCCATTCAAGAAAAATATGGAGTAGACCACCCTTCTAAAATAAACGGATTTGCTGAAAAGGCGAAAAAAACAAAATTAGAAAAATATGGAAATGAAAATTATAACAATAGAGAACAAGCTGAAAAAACCTGTGAAGAAAAATATGGAGTAAAAAATACTATGCAAATAGATGAAAATATATTAAAATCAAAAAAAACAAAACTGGAAAAACATGGAGATGAAAACTATAATAACAGAGAACAAGCTGAAAAAACCTGTGAAGAAAAATATGGAGTTCAACATCATATGCAAAACGAAGAATCATTAAATAAAATGATTAAAACAAATAAAAAGAAATACAGTGTAAGCTTTACAACTCTTCTTCCTGGCTACAAAGAAAACGTAAAAAAAGCAAATCAAGAAAAATATGGAGCGGATTTCTTTTTTTCTTCCGAAGTATATTTAGAAAAAACAAGAGAAGAAAAAATTAAAAGATTAAAAAAATTATTAGAAGAAAACAATTTGGTTTTTGATGAAAATAAATATATAAAACTAAGAAACAAAAACGAGGATTCTATAAAATATATACACTATGAAATAACTTGCAAAAACTGCAATAACACTTTTCCCTCTACTTTAAAAAACACATCTCCTATATGCAGAAACTGCTATCCAATTGCGGTTAATTCAAAAATAGAATTAGAATTTAGAGAATTTTTAAGCTCAAAAGAAGTTCAATTTTTATCAAACAACAAGTCTTTAATAAAACCATTTGAAATTGATATATACTTACCAAATGAAAATTTAGCGTTTGAAATTAATGGCAATTACTTCCACTCAGAAATTGGGGGGGATAAAGACAAATATTACCACATTTTAAAATCAAAACTTTGCCAGGATAAAGGAATAAAATTAATTCATATTTTTGAAGATGAGTGGTTATTTAAAAAAGATATAATTAAAAGCAGAGTTTTAAATATGCTTAAAACAACAAGCAATAAAATATATGCAAGAAAATGCGAGATAAGAGAATTAAAAAATGATACAAAAAGCAATTTTCTAAATGAAAACCACATACAAGGAAATTCAATAGATAAATATAGATACGGCTTGTTTTATAAAAATGAATTAGTCTCAGCAATGTCTTTTTCTAATTTAAGAAAGTCCCTTGGAAATAAAAAAGAAGAAAAAACTTTTGAGTTAATAAGGTTTGCAAATAAAAATAATACTAACGTGGTCGGTGGATTTTCTAAATTACTAAATTATTTCTTAAAAGAAATTAAGCCAAAAAAAATAATTTCTTACGCTGATATTAGATGGAGTGGATTAGATTATGAAAAAACAGTTTATTCAAAAAATGGTTTTAAATTTGTTGATTATACAAAACCAAACTATTTCTACATTAACAAGAAAGATTATCTTAACAGAACACATAGATTCTCATTGAGAAAAGATGTTTTGCTGGAAATGTTTCCTGAATCTAACCCTCAAAAAAGTGAGTGGCAAATCGCTATGAAAAATGGATTTGATAGAATTTGGGATTGTGGCACAATGAAATTTGAACTTATTTTATAAAAGGATTATCTTGTTCCTTGAGAAAAGACAAGTTTTCTTCGCTTTTTTGGCAAATTTTTATAAAATCAAACACAATATCGTTTGGTAAATCAAACCACTCACCTTGTAATTCATACAAGTCAGGACTTTTTTGATAACAAGCGAAGCTTCTATGTAAAATTTTTTCTATCTTTGTAACAAAATTGCTTGGCTCATAAAAAGTAACAAGCTCTAATTGGAAGGGGCAACCAGTTTGAAGCTGTTTTAATCTTCTCTTTATATTTTTGGTTATTCCAATTTTGTAAAGATATATTTCTTGTGCCTTAATCAAATAAATTTTCATTTAGTTAATTAAGGAAAAAAACTATAATTGTAAATTTAAAACAAAACTGTCTATAGCATCTTTGTTAATCAAAATTTTTATTTTATCACCGCTATTAATAACAGATTTCCATTTCGTTTTATTGAAGTTTTCTAAATCTATATCCTTACCATTTTTATTATAAGTCCAACCAGACTTAATTTCTATGTTCTCACCCCTAAAAAAGAAATCTGTGTGATAAGTATGCGCTCCGCCCTCCCAATAGAATTCATAACTTTTACCACTGGAAACTTCTTCTAATAAATTTAAACTTTCCATTTTTTCCAAGAAAAAATATTCATAAGAACCCTGGTAATATAAATCTGTGTCTTTATATTTTTTTATTTTATATTGAGCAATTAAGTGTTTTTGAAACAAATCATAATCCTTTAAATGATGAGTAACTCCGAAATTTTTTAAAGAAGTATCTTTCTTTTTTTCTTTTATTGACTCTAATTGAGATATATTATCTACACCATATTTTTCTTTTATTGATTTATTAAAATTTTCTCTAACATTTTTATTCTGCATGTTCCATTTTACGCCATATTTTTTTAAATTAGAAATATTTAACTTATCTAAAAATATTTTAGATTGTAGGGTATGTGAAACTCCAAAGTTTTTCTTCATTTCGTTTGACATATTTTTATACCATTCTTTTCCCCAATTTTCACCATATTTTTCACCTTTTGTTTCTAACATTTTTTCTGGATTATTATAATTTTCATTTCCATACTTTTCTAATTTTGTTTGTTTTAATTTTTCTTTTACTCCTTCCAACTGAAAAACGTTTTCAACTCCAAACTTATCTTTTACAGCTTGTTTAGAAGCAACAATTCTTTTATCAATATTTTCTGGTAAAGAAGCCCATTTTTGTCTACAATCTTCTGAACAAATTTGTTTTACTTCTTTCTTTCTTACAAAGAATTTGTTTTTACAATATAAACAACATCTTTCTTCTCTTGAATTTATTTTCTTTAATTCATCAGCACATTTTCTTGAACAAGTTTTCATACCTCTTTTTGGATTTTCTTTTTTACAAAAAAGACAAAACTCTTTAATTTTATTTTCCATATTTAACCTATTGGTGTTTAATTTAAATATAGCTAAAATAAACAAAAAAGGCGTAAAAATCAATGTTTTACGCCTTTTTTAATTGTTAAAATTTGTTAAAATCAAAAATCGCTAAAATTTGCTCCAGTTGGTAAAACTTGGAACGTAAGGTCAATATATTCTGCAGTTCTTGTAGGTTTCAACTGGATTTTACCAACCACTGTATTTCTATCAATTGTTTCAGGAGTGTTATTTGTAGAATCCATGATAACTTTGAAACCATATAAACCTCTGCTGTTTTGAATTTGTAACAAGATTGGTTCAACTTTAGATTTGAATTGGTCTTGTAATGTTACATCATTTTGTTCAAACAACAATGTTTGAGAAGCTGCAGCCACCACTTTACGGATTTGTAATAACAATCTTCTTACGTTAATTCTATCAAGAGCAGATTGTCTTTGTTGTAAAGTCTTTTGACCATATATAACAACACCTTGTTGAGTGAATGTTGCAATAGGATTTATTCTTTGTTCATAAAGAGTATCTCTATCACCTTTAGTTAATCTCTTTTGCGCTCTAACTACGTTCATTAAACCTCTGTTGAAACCAGCTGGAGCAAACCAAGGATAAGAAATATTATCTGTGTAAGCGATTGACTGAACAACTTGTGCAGTAGGAGCGATATAAACATATTTGTTTAAGTTTTGGTCAAGGATTTGAACCCAAGGCCAGTATGTTGCAGCATAATTGCTATCTATACCTGTATCTGCTAATTCGTTAACAACTATTTGGGCTTCGAGAGTATCTGTAGATTGTGGAGCGTCAATAATATAAAGCGTATCAGCTCTTTCTTCTACCATTGATAAAGCATATCTTACAGCGTTTGCACTATCATAGTAGTTTACGCCAGGTAAAGCAAATAAGTTAATGTCAACAGCTTCAGGGTTTCCAAGAACATCAATACCAGACTTTAACTGAATGACGTTATAGTAATCAGTTTGAGTATAATTATTAGAAGCAGAATCTCTAAATTCAGGAGTTTTATAAGGATTGAAACCATCAAAACCACCATAAGGAACAAGAGTAAATTTAGCTTGTGCTCTTGTATAACCTGTTATAGTTGTAGCACT